TGTTTCCCTCCCTCAATCTCACCCCCACATGTGAAAAACCACAATGGTATTTTTGTGTTAGTCAGGAGAGACTGTTAGAGACTGTTAGAAATAATTAAATCATGGCAAGTAAAAAGACTGCGTACGCAAAAAACAAAAGTTTATTAGCTGATGCATTAGGTATTTCGTATGGCGCACTTGACCGATATTTAAAAATGCGTGGTGCACCGCAACGTCATAACTCAAAAGGATATCCGGTTGATACCATTAGACAGTTTGTGGAGTTGAACACAAACGATTCACGTGTTGCTCAAAAGTTAGAAGACAGTCGTGCGTCAAAAGTGAACGGCGCTATAGCAAAAGATGAAGTGTTACCGACGAATTGGAAACAGCGGAAAGAACGTGCACTGGCTTTGAAAGCAGAACATGAATTAAAAGTGAATGCAGGTTCGTTTTTGTTGTGGGAAGATTTTCAAAAGTTTGCAGGTGAAGCCATAGTGACGGTCACTAAAGAGTTACGTCGTTCATTTGAATCTACATTACCACCTCAGTGCGAAGGCCTGAAAGGCACCCAAATAAGGCAGAAAAACGCGCATGCATTGGATCGCATCCTAGAAAGTTTCAGTCGTAAAATGTTAGAAGATGCAAAAAACTACAAAGGAAGAAAACCAAAAGGCGGCCGTCCCTCCGGATCTGCAAGAAGTAGCAGAAAGTAATAATCTGCAAATGCAGGAATCCTTTTGGAATGCATTCGTTGTTCCAGATCGTAGCCCGCTATGGGAGTGGGCAGAGAACAATCATGTAGTTCTTCCGCATTCTGTTAGGTCTCAAGATTTTGACATTGGCATCGCACCGTGGTTACGAGACCCAGCCACTGCGATAACAGACGGCATCACAGAAGAAGTCACAATCATTGGTGCAGTGCAAGGGGCGAAATCAACCATTGGAGAAGTCGCGTTAAATTACTGGGCTTCCAACGATCCTGGCCCAACAATGTATAACTGCCAAACGAATGAAGATGCTTGGGAAGCAGCTGAAGATAGAATTTTGCCTATGATGCGAGCGTCCGATACGACTAAAGCGTTGTGTGATTCGTGGGATCTCAGTAAGAAAAAACTAACAGCACCGGGATGGTACATTTTATTTCAAGGAGCGCACGCACGATCAAACCTGCAGTCCAAATCTATACGATACCTCGTTAATGAAGAACCGTGGATGTACCCTCCCGGCAATCTAACAGAGGCGTACAAACGAGTTACCGCTACTTGGAATTCGTTTGTTTTAAATCTTAGCACTGGCAGCATTCAAGGAGACGAATTATCGGGGAGGATTGGTGATGCAACAAAATGGTCGTACAATTGCTGTTGCCCCAAGTGCAAAAAACTCTTTACTCCCAAGTGGTCGACCAGTCCTGATCCTAAAATTCCTGGTGGCATTCGTTATGACAAGTCTTTGATTAAAGAAGACGGCACTTGGGATCCACAAGCAATGAGGAAATCTATTTACTATGAATGCCCCAATAAAAAATGCAAAGCAAAAATAAAGGACACTCCTTCTAACAGAAGGTTTATGTCGGATAACGGGCAGTATGTTAGAACAAAGAAGGGCATTCCTGAAAAACATTTCTATACGTATAACGGTATAGCCGTGACGTGGGTGCGGTTTTACGACATGGTGGAGGAATGGTTAAAGGCATTACGTGCAGTAAGATTAGGAGATGAGACTTTGCTGAAAGAGTTTGTGATGAAACGTTTAGCAGAGTTTTGGGATCCAGATGTTCATCGTCCTGTTGTGTCTTCAGTAAGAGTTAAAACTCAATTACGACTGAACACCCGCCTTAAAAATGCTGATTACAGAGCAATGACGGTGGATACTCAACACGATCACTTTTGGGTTGTAATACGAGATTGGAAAAGAGATGAGTGCAGTCGTCTTATTCATTATGAACGTGCAGAAACAAAGGAAGAAGTAGAGAACCTTCGGATTGCATACGCAGTAGAGCCGCAGTTTGTTTTAATTGACGCAGCACACTTTACTGCCCGAGTGTATCGTATGTGTTCCGAGTTTAATTACACCGCTGTTAGAGGGTCTGATAAAAGAATGTTCCTGCATTTCATTGATCATGGAACTTACAAAGAAAAGATTCACCGCATCTATTCACCTATGCAGGAAGTTGACCCGTGGATAGGAACAAAAGATGCAGGAACAAAAACAGCTATGCTCATTCATTTCTCAAAGTTTGAAGCACGTGAAAGGTTATTCGCATTGAGGCGTGGCGAGGTAGAAGGTTTTGAGTATGAGGTGCCTCATGATGTCGGGCAAGACTATCATACACAGATGGACTCAGAAGAGAAAAGACTCAGGCAGCACCCAAGAACAGGGGAGCAATTAGAAGAGTATGTTCAGATCCGTAGGCATAACCATATCCTTGACTGCGAGGTGTTCCAGGTAGTGCTTGCAAGCATTACTGGGTTAGTGGGGGCTGAAGCCATGGAAGTGGAGCAGGAGATGTCATCTTCGTGATGTTATTGTGTTCTTGTTATTCTTGTCACAAGAACACACAATAATACAATAACATACCATGTGTCTAACGGATCTACACGTCTATCGTATGTGTACACTCTAACATATCCCGCAAAAGATATGTTAGAGGATCGCTTTCCAAGTTCTGTTAGATGGGATAGAATTTCATCAAGATGGCGGGTGAATCATATGATCCACAAGGACTCTTCATTGATGTCTTTACTCAAGTGGAAATCGAGTCGTTACTCACTGAAGCCAAAAAAGTGTTCACTGATGCAGACGGCGCGCAGCTAGTAACGTGGTCGTCTACCGGTCTAACAGTTACGAAGCGTTTTAATTTAGATGCGCTTCAAATGGTTAAAGAATGTATGTACGCGCTTCGTATGATTGACCCCACTACGTATCCGAATTCTCCATACAATGCGGATCAAGCAACAGTTAAGGTAGTGCACAACAGTTAAGGTATGATCGACCTGCTTAAAAACATCGGCGCAGAAGTGGGTGCCGCTCTAGGGCTGTATGAAGCATCACGCACAGACCAATACCATACCACTCCTCCTGATCTCCAATTTAATTACGATGAGCTAATAGATTTAGCGGAGTGGGACACCCTTAGAAATTGCGGCCGTGAAGTTTATTCAAACTTCAGCCCTGTTGCAGGAGCGGTTCATGAGAAAGCGGATAACGCTATCGGCCAACATTGGATTCCAATTTATTACGGCGACGACAGAGAATGGGGGAAGCGAGCGACACAGTTTTTAAAGGAAGCGTACAAAGTGTTAGATGTTCGCGGGCAGCCGTTTGACTTCACTAACAATCTATGGCTTGGATCAAAGAGTTTAGATGTTGATGGAGATTATTTCATTCGGCCGCTTTTAACCAAAACCGGCTTCCCGCAATTTCAATTCCTTGAAGCTCATAACATCGGTGATCGTTATGGACTTGATGAATCTCTGTTAGAGAAAGTTCCTGGCGCAACTCGTTTTAGCAATGGAGTGTTTTTCGATTCTGCAAATAGGCCCATTGCGTATTATTTTATGACGGGTCGTATTAATGATCCCGTTTATACAGATAAGATTATTCCAGCCAGTGATATGATTCATGTTTTTGATCCCGTAGCATACTCTCAAGGAAGAGGTGTTCCGGGGTTGGTGTATGGGTTGTTAGATTGGAAAGACGTAAAGAAGTTCAGAGAAAACGAAGCAACTGCTCAGGTAGCATTTAGTGCTCTAACAGTTTTAGAGAAAAATGCTGGTGGCAAACCAGACTTGATGCAAGAACGTTTCAGTAATACAGCCACCACCAAGGATGACGACAGCACTGCGTCCTTGGTGGTGGAGAAGTATTTAAGAGGGGCAGTGCGTTACATCAAAGCCAATGGTAAGAATGAGCTCGAAGCATTTCACCATCAGCGCCCGCCAAAAGAAGCAGTCACTTTCATGGAGCACATAATGAGAGGTGCTTTTGTTGGGATTGGTTGGCCGTATGAACAAGCATATGACATAAAAGGATTAGGCACTGCCGCTGTTAGATCGATCACCAATAAATGCCAGCGTTCAATTAACAGACGACAAAAGGTTCTTCACTACCCCGCCGCCAAGATTATTACATTTGCTATTGCCGCAGCATCAAATGCAAAGATGTTAGGGCGAACAACTCCGCCTGATTGGTTTAAATGGAAGTTCGCGCTGCCACCTCATATGACTGCGGATCAGCATCGGGAAGCCGCACAGGACAGGGATGATTACCGCCTTGGCTTTATAACACTCGAAGAAATATATGCAAAGCGCGGTGAGTGGTGGGTTGATAACGTAGATCAAAGGTTCGCTGAAGAGATGTACTACAATGAAAAGGTTCTCTCCACTGGCATACCGATTGAACGAGTTCGTATGCTAACACCTAATGGTAACCCGGTGCAAGGCACTGAGGAAGATGAAGATGAAAAAGAGGTAACGAAGAAAAATGAAAAGCAATCCCGTGACAGCTGACGAATTATTAAAAGAAGGAACACGGTTGCAGTTTAGCTTTATACACAAGCTTGCAACCGAACCTATGGCTATCACTATTGATGGGGGCATTACTGCTGCGTTAAATTTAGTGTGTGGCGATCCGTCTTCATATGTAAATGCTATACGTAATGTAGCAGGTCAACCTCCTCCCGAAAAAAGAAATGACGTTAGCATAGTGGATAATGGTTTTCAACTTACTGCAGACATGTTTGGTAACGCTATCCCAAAAGCTACCGTTGAGGATGGTGTAGCAACTATTCCCCTAAAAGGGACAGTAGTGAAGGGCGGTGGGAACCTTGCTCGTTATCTCGGTATGGCAGAACTTAATCAGTTCACGGCCGAACTAAGTGCAGCTGTTAGATCAGATAAAGTCGATTCAATTTTTCTTAACATAGATTCTCCAGGTGGCTTCACTACTGGAGTAGCAGAAGCGGCCAACGCCGTGAGCAAGGCAGCCACTACTAAACAGGTGGTCTCATTTACTGACAGCATGATGGGATCTGCGGCGTATTGGATAGGCGCCGGCGCTACTAAACTATTTGCCACGCCATCAAGTGTCGTGGGTAGCGTCGGTGCTTTTCTGCAAATTGCAGATGTAAGTGAACTCATGGAACGAATGGGGGTGAAGATGGTAATGATCAAGTCTGGTAAGTATAAAGGCACAGGTGCTCCTGGTCTGCCGGTTACTGAAAAACAAATTGCATTCTTGCAAGAACGCATAGATAAAACCGGTGCATCATTTAGAGATTTTGTAAGTGCGCGCAGAACTTCTATCAAAGAAGAAGATATGGAAGGGCAAGTGTTCAACGGAGATGAAGCGGCAGCTAAGGGTTTTGTTGGTGGAACGGTACAGAACTTGCAGGAAGCTCGCGAAAAACTTTAATCAGTTTATATGGCTAACATAAACTTACAGCGGGGTTTGAATCAAACAGTTGATGTGACTTACATTTTAGCTGGGCAGACCGATCCTGTGAACCTTGGTGAAGCCGGAGTCTATAGTGCTTCGATGGTTATAAGGCTATCGTATGCAGACGGAGGCGTGCAAGGGCCGATGATAGATGAGCTTACTACGACAAACAGCCGCATCGTGCTAATAGATGATCCCCCGAGTGAAGGGCCAAACATTCAATTGAAATGGGACACCGATGAAAGTGATGCACTCCCAAATGAAACGACTACGGTGAATGGGGATTTAAAGATTACGCGCGTTGCAACAAGCGAAGTGGAACACCTCTTCCGACTAACATTTTCACTTGAGGAGGAGATTATCGCATGAGTAACGAGAGTGTAGTTGTTCATCAGTCAATTAACGAAGTTACCGTTACGGCCACTGGATCTGTTGGGCTTAATGCTGGCGGTCTTATCCAAGGGAATTTAGAAGTTGATGGAACTGTTATCATCGGTGCCGATACCGATGGCAAGGATGTCCGCTTCTGGGGAGAGACCGCAAGCAAGTACACGTTGTGGGATGCAAGCCAGGACACGCTCATCATCACCGGTGATCTGCAGGTTGATGGTACAACGACCACGATCAACTCGACAGTCGTCACCATTGAAGATCCCGTGTTCACCCTGGGCGGGGAATCCCCACCAGTAGGAAGTGACAGCAAGGATCGCGGCATCGAGTTCCATTACTATGACACCGACGCCAGCGCCGGAAAGAAGGGCTTTTTCGGATGGGGCAACTCTGAGAACGCGATCAAGTTTTTACTGAACTGTGCAGACCCAAGTGGGAGCGAGATCTTCACGGGTGATCTGGCCGAGGTTCATACGGGGAAGCTTGTGGCTGGCGGGGGCGTGTCGGATACATACGCCGAACTTGGCCCCTATTGGGATTTCACTGGCGACAGGATGTCGAGCAGCGGGGCTTTGAAGATCAACGCCGGATCAGGTGAAGATCTACACCTACAAGAAAACGGGACCGATCGGCTTGTGGTCAAGCGCACAACGGGCAACGTCGGCATCGGAACTGACTCACCGAGCGAGAAGCTCGAAATTGACGGCGGGGATCTGAAGGTGACAGCAGGGGACGTGTGGGTTGCTGATAGCTCAAAGAAGGTTACAGTTGGATCTACCAATTACAAACACGGGGCAATCGAGGGGAATGGCAAC